AACTAAGTGAGCTTAAATTGGCTAATCCTGTGAATACAGAGTATCCTAGAGTACCACTACCATCCCCATTGTCATTATCCACTTGGAACTTGATTAAGATAGGTTGTCTTGTCAACTGAAGGTTAGCTAAGAATAAGTAAGAATAGTCGCTTAAAGCAACAAATCCATCAGCGTTAATAGACCATGAAGCTACGTCATTCTTAAACTCTTTAAACCATGCAGAACTTTGAGATGTTACTTCCTTCTGATCTACTGAAACCTCAAAAGAACAGTTTGTAGCTGCACCAAAAGGTACTGAAAGACCAGTTGTAGCATTATATTGGTATAGAACTATGTTCGTTCCGTTTATTACTGATGCCATTATTTATATTTTATATTATCCATAAGTTTCTAAAATTTCTCCTGCTCCACTAATTCTATAAGCTTGAAAGTATGTATCTGTTACTAATACCTTCCACCAAATATTAGCACCGTTAAAGCCTACATTTAATAAGTCATTTGTATAGAAGAAGTCACCAATACTTGGCACTCCTATATCTTCAAGATATATTAAATTGCTTGTTAAAGGAGCAGCATAAGCTAATTCCTTAGTTAAATAACCATTTGACCTAAAGTGACCATAGCCTGTTTCGGCAGTTGATAATTTATTGCTATCATATATAGTAGTCATTGTTGTAGATACATTATTAGGGTTTACCTCTAGTAAAGTAGCTGCTATAACATCATTAGGCAAGTCTATAGTAGAATTGCCAATTATATATCTCTTGTCGTTAACGCTAATTTGTGTAGGGTCGGTGTCTACAGCCCTAATAGGCATAGCACCACTAAATCTACCTTCTGCTGTTTGCATACCCATAAATGCAGCATCTAGATTAATAATGTTCTTATTTAAACAGTTTGAATATTGTTTTACAACTAACTCACTTAGGCTTCTATATATATCTGTTGGGTATTCCTGTCTGTACCAATTCTTTAAGTTTAAACCAGCAGAATTACTTAAAAATCCCTTGTAGCTATACTTGCCATCATTTATGTCATTAAAGCCCATTGGGAGGTCTATTTCAAGCACATATTCATTATTGTTAGTAATATAGCTTTCTGTTGTTAAGCTTATAAAAGTTGACTGTAAATCGATTTTAAAATTACTTACATCTGCACCTGCAATAGTAGATTTCCAATATGGAGCTGAAGCGTCACATAAAATAAGTTCTACTACAAGCTGACCAGTTATTGGACAAACAGGAGTTGTTACATTTACATTAGCTTTTGGGTCAGCAGGATTAAAAGCCTCAAAATAATAGTTATCTCCTGTATTAACTGCTTCTTTCCATGCTTTGTTATTATCTAAGAAATAAGAAGGACCTGTCGCAGGATTAACTTGTATTTTTAATATAAACAAAGCTTCTGGTCCACCAGCAGGAGTACCTAATCCTACAATATCAAATCCTATCTTAAATATATCACTTGAGTTAACATTTGGTAGATTATTAGGAGATACAGAAACATAAAAAGGATTTACAGTTAAGTCATGGCTTAAAATAAAAGAGTTATACTTTCTTTCAGGATAAGGCTTTACATAATTAGTACCACCATTTCTTACTTGTGTCCATCCAAAAGCATTACTTACTGTTGGTGAAACATATTCATATATCTTTAAATCCCAGTTTGTAGCATAGTTACTAGGGTTTTCAATAGTCTTGTTAAATCTAATTTTGTTATAACCTTTTCTAATTAACTTAAATTGACTATTATCTACAAAATATAATCCTGTATCATTTCCTGAATATCCTTCAATTATACCTTTCACATCATATACATCATTACCGCTTATTGTTCCATCGCTATTATAGATAGTAACATAATAAGACTCTTGTGCAAACTGAGTTAAAGATACTATATGCCAATTACCATTAGCTTGAAACAATCTTGCTCCAAAACTTTTAGTTATCATAGTTAAAATCTCTAAACAGTTTAATGTTTCTTGTTTGTCATTAACTATTGTAGCATAATTTATATAAGTTTGGTCTAATGGATCAGCGTTTAAATTGCCTGTTCTATTAGTCATCCCTTCGGCATAAAAACTTACGCCAGTAATTATATCGTAATCTAATGGATATTCTAATTCTAATAAACAATCTTTTATAAAAGTAATTGCTTTTTGTACTTGTGTTAAGTATATTGTGTTAGGTAAGTCGTATTTAATTCTTTCTAACATACCCAACCCATCTATAGCACTAAAAGATAGTTCTTTTCTACCTGTATTAAAAGAAAACTGAACATCATCACTTATAGACCATCCTTGAAAATCTGTAACACCTCCTGATACAACCTTAACAAAATATTTTCTATCGTTTAAAGTTGTAAAATTTGGCATATTTGCTATGTTATCAGTAACGTCAATAGACACATTTAATTGACTAACATAAATAGGCTCAAACGTATCATCACTATTAGGAATATATTCTAATTGTAGACCTGTAGCTTGATATTCTATAGTGCTTCCAACATATCCATCTTCGTAAAGATAAACTGTGCTATTAACGTTGCTTTTACTAGCTGTATTTATTATATATTTTACTGCGTATGCCATTACCCTCTTCTAATATTTAATGATGAATTAGACCTTTGCATAGCCAAAACTAAGTCTTGTCCTCTTAATACAAACTGACCATTTCCACCACCACCAATCAAATCTTTCAATTTATCTAAAGGTGCTATAACCTCAGGATTATTTTGTGCACCAGGATATTCACCCATAAGACCCATAGTTGGTCCTGATACAATACCACCATTAGCAAATGCTGTAGGATCAACAGCAGATTGCTTAAGTCTATTCTTAATTATAGTACCTAAGGCAACAGCTCCAACACCAGCAGCAATAGCTACAAAAGGATCAGGTGATGCAAAAGCTATTTGTAATAATGTTCCATATTGTATTAACATTTTACCAATATTAATTAAAGCGTCAGCAAGTAACTTTTGGAAATGTTCAAGAGGCTTTACTTCGCCACCACTTAATGCGTTACCTATATTTTCGCCTAAAGTTGTAAATGAATCAGCTAAAAATCCTGATATAATACCACTTATTCCTTGAGCAGTAGCTTGAAATGTATCACCCAAAGATTCTATCTTGTTGTTCATTTCATCTATTTCCTTGTCTACTGCTGCAACTTGCGTAGGTAATCCAAGTAATTCTAACTTAGCTTTTTCTTCTTGTAATTTCTTTAAGGCATCTTTGTAATCTTTTATTTGTAGATTAATATTATTTCTATCTAATCTTAATCTTACCTTTAAAGCATCTTGTATTTTTTTAATTTCAGCAGAAGTCATGTTTTGATTTATCCTATCAATGGCATCTGCGATATTTTCTCTATTTTGTATTATTAACTTACCAATTTGAATTTCTTTGTCTAATTCTTTTTTTAGTAAATCTTCTTTTAAGTTGTACGTTTGTTTATATAAGTCAGCTATAGTATTTTGATAAAAGGACTCTTCAATAATCCCTTGATTGTACCAAGCTACTAAATCAGCCATTGCTTTCTGAAGTAGTTGTACCTTTTTTAAATCATTGCCCTCTGCATAAGCCAACTGATTATCTAAATTATCTTTAAATAATCTTTGTTCTTCTTCTAAAGCTTTAAGAAAATCTTTTGCATAACTATCTTTAGGTTCAGGTTTGTCTTTTCCGCCACCAGTACCAGGCAATAATCCTGCTACAGCAGTCTTTTGTAATTCAAGTATTTTCTTCTTTATTTTTTCAACACCACCTGCTACATCTAATACCTTTTGCTCTTGTTTTAGCCATTGTGATTCAGCTTCATTATTATATGATTTTGTAGCCAATGCAGTAACATCTATCTCTCTACTTAATGCAGCATATCCTAATACACCTTTTTTAGAAGTTGTTTCAGCGGTTTTGGCTGTATTTTTAGCTTGTCCAGCTAATTCTTTTTCTTGATCTAATAATTTAGCTTGTTGAACATAATCATCTTTATATGCAGCAATAAGTGCTTGGTTAAGCATTGCTTCTGTAACTTTCTTAATTGCCTCTTCTGATTTTCCTGTTTTTATAGTATTCTCATCTAACCTTATACCATAATCTTTAAGTACTTTATTTACTTCAGATATAGCATTCTTTCTTTGTAAGTCTGTAGAATTTGCATCCCTAGCAATTTTAACATAATTTGTTAGCAATAAGTCATTAGCATAATAATCATTTTTAGAATCTGCTAATGCTTTGTTAAAATCTTCTTGTGACTTCTTTAAATCATCGGTTGTTTTCTTGGCTTTAAACATACCCATATCCCAAGCTGTAATAACAGCTATAAGAGCAGATATACCTAAATATATAGGACCAGTCATTTTAGCAAACCCACCAGCAACGGCAGGAAGGTTATTTTGAATACCTCTAAATCCAAATGGCAAATCCTGTATAACTAACGCAAGGTTAGTCCATTGTATATTATTTTTTCGTAATGACCCAGTAGTTGCATCTAAACCAGCAGATGTAGGCATTGATGCAGTCATCTTCTTAAAACTAGCACTAGCTGGGTCTATTCCATTTGCAACTAAAGACTGAAAGTCTTTTTGAAGTTTATTAGCAGCAGCTCCTGCTTGTTGTGATGCAGGACCAAATAACTTAATAGCAGCCTCTAGATTTTTAGCGTTCTTTTGAATGTTATTAGCAATTTTTTGAAACTCTTTATCAGTACCATTAAACTGACCAATCATTTGATATAACGCATCATTAACCCCTTGAAAATCGAGGTTTAGTTTTAAGTCTACTTGATTATCTGCCATTATCCTATTTCTTTATATTATCGTATTTTTTTAAGACCTCTTTAAGTTCCTCAGGTGTCATTACCCTCTGTTTTACAAAGTTACGATTATCACAGTCAAGTGGCAAAAGCTCATTTGGCTTTATCTTTTTACCTTTTGGTAATTGTATGTTTAACAAAATAGAAGTTTGCCATCTTGCTCTTAACCATTCTTGTTCTTCTTTATGACGGTAACCATACCATACAAAATCTAACTCAGCCATCGTCATATCCCAAAACAAATGGGGAAGCACTTGGCACTCCCCCATTGTATATCTTTCAATATCAATCCACTCTAATTTTTTTTTACAGCGTCTTTTGCAGCTTTCTTATTAGTAGGTTGTTCAACACCACTATTCATACTTTCAGCAAGAGCAGCCATAACATCTTGAAACTTCTTACTTCCCAATCCACCCATATCATCAATCCAGTCACATACTTCGATGTCTGTAAAGCTTGGAGTTATCCCTTGACTATACAATGGATATTCTGCTGCTGATTTAAGCAAGTTAGTAATCGCATCTAAAGATTGATTACCTGACAATGCTTCTGATATATCTGATGGTCCTATACCTTGTAGCTGACAGAATCTTTTTAAAGACCATGTACAAAACCTCATAGGTATCTTAGTCCCATCGCTTAGGGATAGTTCAAAATGTCCTCTCATATTTTGGTGTTTTTGGTGTTGTTATGGGTTAGGAGCCTGTGTTAATGCTCCTGTTCCTGTAAATGAAACTGAATATGTTGCTGGAGATTCCATATCAGCAGTAACATCTAAACTTTCGATAAAAGCAAGACCAGACCAAACTAAGTCACCTGGAACAACAGTACTACCTGTTGAAACAGTTGTAAACTTAACTGTAACAGCTGTTCTACTAGCTAATTGTGTAAAAATATCCCCTACAACAAAGTTAGCTCCAGTTGGCTCAACTGTTGCAAGACCATCTGTAGTTAAAGACCAAGACTTTAAACCACCAATTTGATCAGCCCATCCATTGCTTGATTTAGTTGTTGCATCTGGTAAGTCAACACTTACTGATAAAGAGCAAGATGTAGAGTGAGCTACAACTTCAGTTCCTACTAGAACTACTAGGTTTGTACCATTAAAAATTCCTGTTGTTGGCATTTTATTTTATTTTAATTTTTTATAATATTTGAGTTACAAAATGTTCCATTGTAATTACTCTTCTAAATACATAAGCTTCATCTACATAGTCAAAGGTAGCAATATTGCTTGTCATCTTACGAGTAACTATTTTAAAGTCAGGAGAAGCACTTGGGTAATCTGGCACATTAACGCCTATGATCACTAACAATTCGTTAGCCCACTGGTCTACCGATTTCTGCCCTACTTCACCTGACTTAAAGGTTCTATACACAACATCAAATTGAATAGTAACATCAAAGTTATAACTCTGTTTGTCGCTATTTTCCAAAGATGTTTGGCTGCTTATAAGTAAGAACGGAGGCTCTACAGTATCAGGTGCAATAGTATCGTAAACACCCAAAGAGTAACTTTGAGATGCTAACTTATCTACATAAGCCTTTCGTATAGCGTATCCGCAATCTTTCATTAAGCTTCCGTTTCTTCTTTTACTTCCTCAGGATTTTGCTCTTGAGCAAGTTTTGATAAGAACTGGGTTAAAGGTAAACCAAATCTAGTAGGCATATCTTGAATGAATGCGTCTAATTGTTTTACCTGCTCTTCGTTTAATGTAATTGTCATGGTATTGATTTTGTACAAATTTAATGAAATATATTTATATGCTATTAGCTTACTTTAAAGCTTTTTAATCTTTTTATCAATGTTGCATATTTCTCATCAAACGTATTGAAAAAGAACGGTCTATACTTCATATTGTAATTTCTTAATTCTGATCCTGTAAATTCAGATGCTAATTTATCTAATGGCTTTCTAGTGCTAAATTTATATCTTGGTATTCTGAATCCTTTACCTGTACCAAATTCTACATAAGGAGCATAATTTACTGTTTTGCTACCCATTGAGAATAAGGCATATCCATTTTGATAAGGCGTTGATGCTATACTTCTTGATAAATTGCCTGTTCTTGTATATGGTTTTTTAGCGTTAGATTTTAGTCTAGGTAAGTTACCTGCTTTAGCTCTAGCTTCTACCTCCATAGCCTTTACAGCCTTGTCAACTTCTTTTATAGCGTAAGCTTTGTACAACTCAGCTGATTGCTTAAACTTGTTTTGAATTGCATTTAAAGCTTTAGTATCTACTGTGAATGTAGCCATTATTTAAGTGTTGAACAACCTATTAATAAATACTTATTACGATCTTCTTGATTTATGATAGAGTTTATCATGTATAATCTACTTTGGAAGCTGATTACCAACTTCTTATCAAAGACCTTAGATGTAGTATATCTTATTCTAAATGTAATATCTGTTGCAAAACCATCAGTCCCTGCAATGTTAGTTCTTGTATTAGAATCGGATACCATCTCAGCCCAACAAGTATAATAGTCAACAAGTGTGTTAACAAAACCACCTGCACTATCAGATACGCTTGTCTTACTTTTAAAAGTAATCCTATTTTGCATTCTAC